TGCAGCATCTTTTTGAGCTTTGCCAGTTTCCTCAAATCCTTTCTTTGATTTGCCTACTTCCTTATTTAAGTCGCTCATTGACTCCTCAGCTTTTTCGACTACGTGACCAAGGGCAATAAACTCATCACTGCCATCGTCACCCATCTCCTTCATTTGCTTCTTGACCATATCAAGCTGCTCATTTAACTCTGCTAAGGTAAGTCCTCCCCCTTGTATATTGATGAGTAATTCTAAGGCTAATTTTTTCGCTGACATTATATCGTAATTATTCTATAAACTAATTGAATATTTAAAGTAGTAGTGCCACTAAGGAACTCCATATTTGTAGCAGAGGTAAGATTAGCACCTTCGCCAAAAGGTAGCGTAGTAGGTGCATTCGAGTTGATAGTCATAAGCCCCGTTTTATTATTTGTATTAAAAAAAGTGCTAGGTATGTCTGCAAAAGAATAACCAAGAGTCTCAGATACTAAATCCACCTTATACCCAACTGTAGCAGATAAGCCATTGAGTCTTATGTACCCTCTAGTTATTTCATAAAATTGATTAGAGGCAAGCTCTGGGAGTATAGGCAAAGTGCTTGTGAGTCCTTCGAGTACAGAAGTAGGCAGATTTATATTGAGCAAATTGTCTACATACAAACCATTGGCATACACTTCTCCAGTAAATACATCTTTTGCAGGCGTGTTTATAAATGTAGTAGGGTTAATCACCCCAGAGTTACCTTGATACCTTGGGAGTAGGTCACCATTATCAAACGTCCCTATGCCACCCTCAGCAGGACTTACCGTTCCTGCAAATAATGTTTGAGGCTCGGACTTTAAAAATAGGCATTTTGTAGTATCGCCACTAGTAACATCGTAATCTTCTATCTTTAACAGTCGCCAATAAGCACCGTCAATGTAGTATTTTTTTCTAAAAGTAAAATTATGATAGTCAAATGGTCTTAGTGACACGTAACACTCGAGCAGTTTAGAGTCTTTATCTGTTATTTCTTTGATATTATTACTCCAAAACAAGTTAAAGCAGTTGTTATTTGGGTAATCAATCACATTTCCACCCGTATAGCTAAAGTCATAATAAAGATTTTTAGACACTCCCCAGTTAAGGTCGAACGTAGGAGCATAAGGATTGTCTAAATGCCCTGCATAAGGGTAGTCGCTGTATGTAAATGTGGCAGCAGTCGGGCTTTGTGCATATAGCTTCCAAGGCTTAACAGTAGAAAGCAGACCCCCGACATACAAAATCCTAGGTTTGCCAGCCGTTTCACTCCTAAACCCGTCATCGCCTACAAATTTAATTGAAGTAATTACTCTGTCATTGAGTTGATATTGGCTTTCTAGTGGACTAGCAGCTATTACCGAAGAGATAGTTTTGGTAGAGGTGTTAAAATCATTATCTACATCAAAAGTGTAGCTGCTGTAAGACTCTTGGAAGGTGTCTTGATACAGCGTGTTTAAGCTATCTTTGTCTTCTAGGTCGGTAAAGATATACTCTCTAGCTGTTAATGCTCCCAAAGGCTTCACGGTGTAATCCTTAGACCTATCTACCATCTCAGTAACATCTACACTTTCATCTGTGAAGTAATCGTCTCTTGGTTCTATTATTACCTCATTGTTTTCTGTATATTCGATGTAAAGATTAAACCTCTTAACCATTGCATTGAGCAAGTCTGATTGCTTCATCTTTGGCAGTGCCTTTGATATGTCCAAAGTGTCACCCTCTTTTAACCCTAAAGATAGTAGAGTAGACGAGGACTGACTCCCTACGTTGTTGTCAAACGTCCAAGAACTTGTGGATGTAACATAAACGGTGCTGCCATAACTAAACTCAATAGTTCCTATCGCTGTCATATACTCAGCCCCTTCGCTTATGATTTCGCCAAACGCAAAGCTATCTGATATATTTATTACTGACTGAGTAGTAGCTCCCGTATTCCATTGAGCAAAGAACTCATCAGTGAAGTCCAAAGGCTTCTCGTCTAAACGTGTAAATAACGTACCGTTCTTTTTGACAAGCCACACGTAGACTCTGCAAATAGCATCTGTATGGTTTGTGAATATGTCATTTAACTCTAAGGTTGTTAGCTGATTTGCTTGGGTGTAGTTCAAATCAAAATTTAGAGAGCCTTGAAATTTGTACGTTTCTACCGCATCAGGTGTAAAGTACCCGCTAGCCGTATCATACTCCCCAGTAGATGTGTTATAAAAAGGTGAAGGGGATGATGAGTTTAAAATTATCTTAGAGGAGTCCGCTAATGATGCTGATGCTCCTATGAATTGGCAAGCAATAGCGTTCTGCGAAGTCGTCAATCTTCTTACGTTATACTGCCTTTCTTTTATCGCAGCGTTACCCCTTGTCAATGTATTGTCCAATGAAAATAAAGCAAGAGACCGAAATAAAGTGGTATCAAAAAAAGAAGATACCAAAGTAAAACCTGCGTTACTAAATATTTTTGTTATTATCTCACGTATGTAAACAACGGGTTGGAAGTCTGTTACTGCCCAATCCTCATACTGTGCTGTCGTTCTGCCTCCTCTATCTATCATAGGGTAGAAATATCCGCTGCTAGTTCCTGCTACCCAACTATTTGTAATAGAAACGTAGTTGTAAGTATGATCAAATCCACCCCAAGCCAAGTCAGCAATGTACTTATCTTTTATTAGCTCGTAGATGTTACCGACTGCTCCCGTGGCTTGTATCTTATAAACTACTTTGCCGTCAGTCTCTACTACGTCCACAAGTCTACAGTAGCCATCCATCACCACTACACCATCTTGAACTATTTGATAGCTAGTTTTCTTATTCGGGTCGAAAGTCTGAAAGGCTACGTTTACATCAAAGGCGTGCTCAAAGATTTGATTAGTTACTTTATTCTCTGGTATTGTGATAGTCTTAGAGAAGTCGCTTGTTCTGCGTTGTGGGTTCTCTACATCGTAGGACTCTTTGGTCAAAGGAATAGCACCCTCATTATGTGGTATTATGTTACCTGCTATAATATGCTCGATTACCATTGTCTCTTATCGCTGTTGTCTATTGTCATATTAAGTGATAAACTAAACACCTTTCCATCCTCTGATTTCTTACGCTCGTATGTCTGAGCTGACACATTGACACTAACAAACCCACTAGGACTATTCCAATAAACCTCTGGAGACGTTGAAAGGTCTTCTAAGCCCGCTATCTCAAAGTCACTAAGCAATCTACTGTTAATACTATAAGCCTCGCTTAAAGAGGTGTCAAAAGGTCTTGTACGCTGTGCAGACGTTGTGTAACTTAATGACGTACCGCTTACCCTATCCACTGAGTACTTAGCTAGGGTCTTGCTTATGGCTACATCTTGCTTGCTTTTACCGTCAAACACAAAGCTATCAAAGCCTCCCCAACGGTTTAACCAGTGTAACTCGTAGTTTGTGTAGTCAGTATCGCATTCATCTATCTCATATAGGTAAGCATTAGACGCTAGCTCTAGAGTGGACTCATCATAAATGCCTATTGCATAGTATTTAGCTCCCGTGAAATTAGGTGTTACGCTCCAAGTGTGGTCTGGTAGCTCTTGTCTGCCTACGTCTAAAGCGAAATAGTTTTGCGAGGTGGTAGTTAAGTCTAGTACGCTAGTAGTTAATGCAGTGAATGAGCTGTTAAGTGTTCTAAGCCATACTTGGAAGTTGCCTGATGCGTTCCTTTGCAGCCATTGTAACTGTATTTTTTGGTCAGTCTTTACTTTAAGCCATTTATCGTTAGCACTGAAAGCGTTTATAACTGGTATATGATTGCTAAATCCACTCAGCAAGTTCTTCTCTAAAGCACTAGTAGCTATTTGATAGTCTTGGAATTTGTTAGATGCAAACTGTAAGTAAGTAGGCGAAGAGTTATAAGCTGGAATTGTGCTAGATGTATAAGTAGAGCCTTGTAATGCTCCATTATAGTATTCTTGAAACACCACTCGAAAGTATGATAATGCAGTCGTAGTAACATCTACAGTGTCTCCATCCAAGAGCGTGTAGTTAGACGATACAAAGGACTTTACTATGTCTTGTATGCTAAGTATCGCCTGAGTGCTAGAAGGTCTTGCACTTATTGACTGAGTGCTTATTAAAGTATTAGCCGCTGCTGGGTTTAGGTATATCTTACAAACTATCTTAAAGCCAGTCTGTGCCGTATTGGTAGAGCTTATCAGATACTCTATAGGAGCGAACGCTGGTCTTATGTATGTTGTACTAGGTTGGTCTTGGATTGTAATTGCCATCTATTAATATATACAATTATAGCTATAAAAATTTACCGTATATAAAAAGAGCCACCCTAAAGCAGCTCTAATTATTAACAAACAAACGTCTTTATTTACTTTTCATACTTTTCAAATATTGCCTTTATGATGTCTCTAGTAATGAAGTTCTCTTCTCTTTGTGCTAACGTTTCGCTAGTGATAGGTCTACCCGATAAGTCTCCTTGTCTCTCAGATAGTGCTGCTATAATTTCGTGCTTTAATTGTCTCATTGGTTTAGTGCTTTGTTAATTGCGTTCATATTTTTACCATAAGCCATACCAGACTCTTCACTACCTATTTCTACTAGAAACTTCTGGCATTCTTGCAGTGCCTCTAGTAGGTTTGGTGCTGCTGCTATAAGTTGAGCGTCAGCTGCTTGCTCAACTTCAGAAGATTCATTAAATACAAGCCAACATATTTCTTTTCCATTAGATGTAACTTCGTAGTCATACCCATCTGGCTTTATTGCTATCCACTCTCCTTTAGTTCCTTTAAATTCTTTCATTGTATTGTAGTAGTTAATTGTCCTATGGGCTGCTCTAAGACCTCTAAAGTTATTGAGCCTTGTATGACATTGTAGTTGTGCATTGCACGCTCTAAGGCTGCTGGCATAAGCTCATCTAGGTGTTCGCTATTAATCTCTGCAAATCTGTTTATAGTCCTAAGTGATTTCTTAAATCCATTCTCAGGAAAGTCTATCTCATCCATTGTGTTTAGCATATTGATAGTCTGCAAGTATAGCAGAAGCATCGGGTGTACTCCTTTTGTTTTGCTCACAATACCTCGTAGTTATCTGTCTTTAAAAACTGCACCCAATCGTTATCCGTATTATGTTCGTTAGACTCAAACTCTTCTGTGTTCATATGGAGCGTTCTGTATTTAGCACAGATCTTACCATTGGTGTATTTTCTGATGGTGAACAGCTTTTTCTTTTGGTTGGCTGTTACTCTTATAGTTTTTATTAGTTTCATAGTAATTAAATATTCATTAATTGATTTGACTTCTCTTCTCCATAATAATTAACCATTTTTGCGTGATTACTTTCAGAATAAGGCTTTGAGTACTTAACTTCTATTTCGCCAAATGTTTGAGGTACTTGCTTTGCAGCAAAATAAGACAATGTTTTGTTATTGTCTGTTTCTTCCATCTTACTTTTAAATGCAGTCATTAATTGATTAAGAGTAACCCCTGACATTTCAGTTACATACTTTTTTAATATAGTAACTATTTGAGTTCTGTTTTCTTTTAGGTATTTTTCTGTGTTTGTCATTTTGTTTGTTTTTATTATGCCACAAATATAGTATAAAAAAGTAATACCAAGCAAACTATTTTAATTATTTATTTTCGACCCTTACTATCTCAGTAATAAACTCACTGAACTCTGTAAGCAAACGAGCTTCAAACTTAATAAGCTCAGGGTCGTTAATCACATTAGAGTAGAAGTTCGTAGCTTCAAGCCCTTTGTTAAATATGCTTCGTGCTATTAAAAAAGCTATACTATCGAGTACTGCTTCATTGTCATTTCTTTTACCTGCTCTAGTATTCTTCGCTCTTTGCTTTCGTTTTACCTTAGTAGTCTTTTTAGATATCTTTTGCTTTTCACGTGGTCGCTGCTTGCTTATACCTCTGTTGAGCATAAACTTTCGTATAGCATCTATTGGTGGCATCTTATTAGTGTACGAAAATGGTGAGCCGCTATTCTTTGAATAACTACTTGTCTTTCCGTGGACTCCTTGGTCTAAGAACTCATAGTACTCAGGCATTGATATACTCACCTTGAAACCTCTTGATGTTATTTGTATCGGTCGCTCATTCATTGTGCCTATCGCTGCGGCAGTTGCTCCGCTTGACATAGGGTAAGCATCCTCTAATTTTTCCCTTAGCTCATTGACTACTGTCTGCCAGTAGACCATTAGGCTGTCGAATAGTTTACTTTGCAGTTTTCTCATAATCTGTTTTCTCTGTCATATACGCCCACCAGTTTAAAAACTCAATCGCTCCCATCTTAGTCGTGTCATTAATACTTATGTTGTGTAGTGCTGCCATCTCTGCCATTACTGAGAAGAGTGCCCATCGTTGTCCAAAATCTCCTGCACCTTCTTCGGTGTCTCCTCCATCCACTTTGTTAAAGAGTCCTCTGTATTGTCTAAGTAGTTGTTCCAAAGATTCCAAAAAAAAACAAACACATTCCAAACCTCTGACAGTTTGGCGTCTCTAATCAAAGCAGCTCGCTCATTCAATCCAATACCATCATCTCCATAATGTTTACCTTTAGGCTTGCACATTGCGGCTAAGAGCAAATCCATAACCTCAACGGCTTTACCTTGATTCTTGCTTCGTATGTTTAGAACGTCCAACAGTTGCCCACTGCTTAGCTTGTCAGGCTTGTGTTCGATGTGATACTTAACACCTCCTAGTGTGATAGAGTTGTTTATCCTAACCTTCTCTAGTAGCCTCACATTGAAGTCACTAAGCCCCTCAACTAGCTTGCTGAAATCGACCATTTTTATCCTGCTAGCTTCCTCGTAGGTGATGCCCTTTATTGCAGACACCGCATAGATGTTTTGCTCAATCATAGACAAGTCCTCGTCTATCTCATTCAATAGCTGGTATTGCCCAACAGTTAATTTATATAACATAATATTTTCCGTACCCTTTTTTACTAAATTTGTGCATTACTAAATACCTGAGTGCATCAATAGCGTGGTTATAGTTATCAATAGGTACATTAAGGCTGTCTCCATTCTTATCTACCTTCCATCTATACTGCTCTAGCTCCTTAATTAGATTCTTACTGCCAGCATCTACGTTTATCGTGTAACCCTTTAATAAGTTTATACCAAACATAATACTATCCTTTCCTTTCTTCACTCCGTCTACCGTCCATCTAAGCCGTCTAAGCTCCTCAATACTCTTAGGCTCTGCACTGTCTGCCACAATTAACGTGCCTCTGCTGATACCTAGTATCTCCATCCGACTACTTATGTCTTGGTTGGTTAAGCCAGTCTCATAGATAACCTCTTTAATCCATAGCTCTCCGTTTTGCTGCCTTACCTCAACCATAGAAGTAGGGTCATTAGTAAAACCAAAGTCAATGCCATAGCCTACAAGCTCCTTATCTTCAAAGCTCTCTGTAGTAGTGTACCATTTCTTTAATACTAAGCCCTCTATACGTCCAGTGATGCCACGAGCGTACACCTTCCACAAGTCAAGGTCTTTATCTTTAAGCCCTTCAATCTTTGCTCTAGTCTTATCCGTTAAGAAAGGGTTATGTCTATGGTCTGAGATAATCAACTCAGTATTCTCTAAGGGTATTATCTTATCGTGCACCCAAAATGAGGTGTCAGGATTATAATCTATAAACACTTTCTTTCTAGTCCTCAAAGATAGCTGCTCGAATACATTGTAGGGTATGCCATTGGCTTCATTTACGAACAAATAATCCCTTTTACCCGACTTAGCGTCTTGCTCGTTGTCGTAGCTATTGAACTCTATCACGCTTTTGTTTAGAAATGTCATTAACCTCTCAGAGCGATTATAAGAGACTAACTGCTGCTGGATTACTTCGTCTGCGTTAATGATGTCTAAGGCATCCCTCAACGCTCCTACCTTTAGATTGGGTATATCCTGACCTACTACTGTGATAGTACACTCTGACTTTATAGCTAAGCTGAATAGTACTTGGAGGATAGCGTAAGTTTTTCCCGAAGATGTCCCGCCTTGATTGACTACTATGTCAGCTTTAGAGTTATAGTTTAACCGATATAGTCCGCCAGTCTTAATCAACTATCCCTTTTTCATTGTCAGCAAACGGTACGCCCGTGTCTATAATATTAATGTCTAATGATTTGTAGACTATCTCCTGATTAACGTCTGTAGTTTGCCTTGACTTGCCCTCTAGTCTATCCATTAGTTCCTGATACGCTCTTATGTCTCCTTTGAGTGCTTTGTTTAATATAGCTAAGTCCATACGCTCAGCAATAGAGAAGTCCTCGAGCTCTCCCGTGATAGGGTTCTTTACATTCTGCGTAATCTCTAATAAACGCAGTAGTCTAGTCTTAGAGTTAGGTACTCCTTTAGGTCTGCCGTTATTCTTAGGTTGATTATCACTTGAAAATCTATGCTCTTTTGGTGGTTCGTTCTTTGCCATATTTACCCGTTAGTTGCCCGTTATTCATATCTCTTTGCCGCACTTCTCGCACGTTTCTATCTGCTTATCTTCTTTCTCGCTTGTCTCTTCCTCTATCTCAAACGGGAAACCATCAAGCCCCCACTCTTCAAGTTCCTTTACATCCCACTCATTCGCTAGCACATCCCAATCGTGTTCTCCAAACCCTACATTGTCTGCAATGATAAACCTTCGCTTCTCGTCGTCTGTAAGCCCGTCTGCTCGCTTTACCCATTCATCTGGTATGTTAGTATAGCCAAGCTCTTTAATTGCCTTAAAACGCATATTACCGCCTATTATGACATTATCCTCGTTTACTACCAAAGGTCGCAGCTCCATCATCTTAGGAAAGTCCTTTATGGACTTGACTAACTTCGCAAACTTCTCATCTTTGATAAGTCTAGGGTTAGATGGATTTAGTTTTATGTCTTTAATCTTTACCATTGGAATCCTCTACAATATTCATCTCCACTAATTGGAGTTCTCATAGTAACAAACCAAGGTGCGTTGGTACAGTTGTTTGTGATCTTATACCCCCAAGTAAGCCGTCTGCCATCTGTAGTCCAGCTGCTGCCACTCCATGCCTCTACTTGACCACAGTAGCAGTCTACTACCTCTTTCTCAGGTATCGAAGGTTCTTCCTTACATCCTATTGCAAGGATGGCTATTATTATTATTATGTATTTCATTTTTTTAGTCTATTTATTATTTCATCTACTTGTTCTTCTGCACATCCTATTGTATTATCAATGTCATCAAACTCGTCTGGTTTTGAAATCGTATCAGCATTATAACTTGTAAATGCTTCGATTAGTTTTTGTCTAGTTGTGTTTATTTTCATTATGTTATATATTTATAGTATAGTTTTAAAACGTGTTTATATATGCACTTACCACATTCCATATCAGGGTTATAGTTGAAGTCCTCTCTGCATAGCTTAACAAACTCAGGCTTTAATTCTTTACTTAGACTTCCTCCTTGCTGCTTGTACATAGTTGTTATCTCAACCTCTAGCTCTTTGGTCATAATGTTTGTAATCTCTTTTTGTTCTCTTTCGTTAAGTCGTGCTTAATCTTCACGTCCTCTTTTAGTTTCAATCCTAGTTCTACTTGCATAGTATGATTACCTTTTATTTTCTTTATTGCAGACGCCCAGTCATTATTATATACCTTTATACTGTTTTTATTTGTTGAGAGTAGATTGTAAGGGCTGACCGCACTAACCATCACTGGCTTTGCAAAGTGTCCTGCCTCTATCATTTTAAGCTCAGACTTGCAGCTATTAAATGTATTGTCCTTTAATGGTATAACACAGATGCCACAATGCTCATAATCCTTAGCGTACTCTCTAATGGAACTAAGCTGCTTCTTTATTGCTTGCATCCTCTTCGGTATAATAGGGGCTTTAATCAATAGCTTCTCATCTTCAAAGGCAGTGCCTAATATTTTTAAATCTTTTAAATGTGTGCTACCTCCTGAGTAAAAAAACGTGTCGAAGTTTATACTCAAATCCTCGTATGCAAATTGCTTTTCCATTGGGTCTAAAGCATTCTTTACTACCTCCACATTTTTATTGTACGATGAAATCTTTTCAGCAAGTAGCTTTGTGGTAGTCCATACCACATCTGCAAGCCTCAAGTTTCTTACTATACACTTGTCTAGATGGCTTTTATTGTAGTAGTGTCTCATTGGGTGACCCTTTGGCATAATCCAGTAGTCGTCTACATCACAGATTACTTTGATTCCTTTCGCCTTTAGTTTCATATAGGCTTCTTCTGGCTGCATCTTGTGTGATATGTTACGGTTGTATATTACGTGGGTGACTCCTTCTAACTGCTCAAAAAACAAATCGTCTTTGTTATCTAAGCAAACTACATCAATGCCATAATCTTTGTGCATCTTAGCCATTGGAACTATGAGCCTATGATATGACACACCGCTTATACTCCTGACTATGATAGCCACCTTTATTTTATTCTCGTACATTATTTTAAATTCTTTTTTTGCTTTGGCGTAATCACTTTTTAAAGTGCGGTAGCCTATTGACGCCCCCTTGTGTATCTGTGTGAGATTGTCCCCGTTGTATATAGCTTTTAAAATGTTCCCGTAATAGTGTCCCATCTTATCAAGCACCTCACTCACCTCATCGTTGCTGCTGCTCTCGTGGTCAAAGTATGGGTCTTTCTTATTGTACTTCTTTATCCACTGGTTACGCATTACCATAGCAAAAAAGCCAGCGATATTATCCACTGGCTTCTTGGTTAAGCATATTTCAAAAGCGATAGAAACTAATTCGTCTGCCTCTTCCTTGTTAGATGTTAGCCTCAGTGCATAGTCTCGTATGCTCTTATCAAAATATACTTGCTCTAGGGTCATAGATTAAAATGGCAGTTCGTCTGCTGATGGGTTTTGGCTTTCTCCTTTGGGTGTAGGTTTCCAAGTGTCAAGCTCTACATAAGGCTTTCCGCTTTTTCCTACGTGAACATTTAGATTTAACCATCCTTTGTCGGTGTGTTTATGGATAAACTCAATTGCATCCTCAGACTTTAGACTTAGACTACCTACCACCCACTCTGGTGAGTCAGGTTTCATCTTAAAAATAAACCCTTCTGCAAACACTTTTTCTTTTTTTTCGTTACTCATTTTTACTTAATTTAACTTTTAGTTGCTCTATTAATAATTTCATTCGGTCTACTTTACCAAACAAATTCCAAGACTGACCGAGCGAGTCAAGCTCTTTTTGTAGCTCCTCTAATTCTTGCATATTTCCTTAATGAGTTTTATATCTGTAAGCCTCCAAAGTAGTCTGTCATTATGAAGTATCTTATGATTATTCATAAGCCTAGCAAATAAAGTTTCCTTGTCTGCTATGCTGCCAAATACTCCTGCTGTTATTGTTTTACCTGCTTTAGTGGCGGTTACTTTGTATAGTCCTTTCATATCCTACTTTGGTTATCGTGTTTAATGTGGCACGCTCTGCATCTTATTTTAATATTAGTGTGGTCATAAGCCAGCTCACTCCTCCTAGTTTTCTGTGCCTCGTCTACACTTATAGTGTGGGAGCAGTCAAGATATACCCCACTAGACACTAAGCAATCTACACAGAAGTTATATCCAAACTCATAAAACTGTGAATCTAAAGCGACTTTCTTAGCTCCTACCGTGTATCTGTCAATCTTTGACTTCGATATTCGCTGCCCATCAGATGTATAATAGTGATTCATTGCTACAAATATATTTTTTTATTTGATAAAATCAATACTTACTTAATTTTATATGCCAGTTTGCCTTATCAAGTCTAGCCTGCAAGTCTAATGATGTCATCAGTGTTCTATGATATTCCTCTTCCATATCGTTAAACTCTGTTTGCATAGCCACACAGTGCATCACTAGGTTGTCTAGTACCTCTATACGTTCGCTGGCTTCGTCCTTTCCTTTGCCGTTGTACTTTTGCAACTTTACTTTCATTTGATTTATCACGCTCTTTGCTTTCTTTATTGGTGGCTTAAACTCCGCTATAAGTTTCTTGATTTCTTTTTCAGTTCTCATAATTAAAATGGTTCATTGTCTTTTACTTCAAATAAATTATCTTTCATCGGGTCTTTTACTTTTTCCTCGTTACCGTATGCGTATGTCTTTACGCTCTCCACTACATCATACTCATAGTATCTCTGCTTATTCCAGTCCATCCATAGGCTGCAATCTCCGAGCCTTCCGTAGTGTTTAGGCTTTACTTTGTCAATGTATATCTGATAAGGTTGGTTGTTATCCTTACTTTCTTTGTGAACTACCATTATATTCTTACCGTTATTATTCCACTCACTGCCTCCCATCAAATCATACACGCTAGGTTTTTTGACGTTGCCATCCTTGACCGCTTTAGGGTCAGGGTTCTTAGGGTGTATAATTGTAAAGGCGTGCATCTTGTTGACATCCATAAACCTATTCCTTAGACTTAGTATCTTCCTCAGGTAGTCGGGGCTTGTTGGCTCGCCCTTGTGTGCCATATAATTCCAAGAGTCTATCACTGCACTATTGCAGCCTTGCTCTTTGGCTATATTCCAAAACTCCTCTGGTTCTAAGCTATGCTCTGAGCTAATAAACTTGAACTTATCGCTCAAAAAAGCCGAGTTTTTGACGATGTCCTTCTCTGTAATAGCATTATCATAGTGCTGGTCAAAGGTTTTTCCAGTGAGTTTGTGCATCAGATTACTTAATACTTCGACATCGCTACCATCATCAGGCATATAAACGCAGTGCCTCCATCCTTCGTTTATTGTTAAGCCCATCATTATCTCTTTAAGTACTAAAGACTTTCCGTAGAAGGGGTAGCCAGTTATATCTGTGCAACCTCCCTTAGCAAATGTAAGGTTATTATCAAAAGACTTTAAACCTACTTTGCTACCTTTGGGTAGTCCGTACTTCTGCAAGTGCATGAGCTGGTCTATTATTTCGCTGCTCTTTTTTATCATACTCTTAGCTTGCTTCTGTTTACGTGTTCTAATAATTGCCCTATGTAATCCACTGGTTGCCCTTTGGTGTCTTTAGTTCTAAATAACCATTGAGGGTTTATCTTCTCAGCCCAAAACTTATCATCGTGGTTGCTTACTGCTTTTAATATCTCAGAGGGAGTATAAGTGTCTAGCCAAAACATAAAATTATTTACATCATTCTTACTGCCTTTGTACGGAGAATTTTTAATCTCATTATACTTGACCATAAAAAGTTTATACTTATCAAAGTTTTTATCGAAGTTGCTTTTAGGTTTAACGATTGTATTCTCACTAAATAATTTTAATTCTAGACCCCCTATATCCTTTTCTTTTCCTTCTTCTTCTTCTCTTTCTTCTTCTATTGTTTTCAATTGCGTTTCACTTGCGTTTCGTTTGAGTTTCACTTGCGTTTCACTATTTGAATCAGTACTTTGGTAAGTGTCATATTTACAGACAGTTAGCCGTGTCGTTTGCGTTTCGTTTTTTAGCATAATCATTCCATCTTTTTCTAGCAAAATTAAAAACCTTCTAGCCTTACTTTTATTTACACCCCATCTTTTAGACCAAGTCTCGTATGAATATAACTTCTGACCAGCTTCGCAGTTATATATAGTTCCTTTTATAACTGTTCTAGCAGGTGCGTGGTTTACTTCTATAAGTATGTCAAGCCACCATTTAAGATAGTTAGCATCTGACCATAGCCAGTGCTGATTGAGTTGTCTATGTAATTTTATCCATCCGCTCATATTTATATCTCTCTTAAGTCCCCTATTAGAATACGTAAATCTTCTTCATCTACGCTAACATTTTACTACCGTTTTCGTCTGTCAAAACAAAGTCCACCTGATAATTGTGGTCTTGCTTAAAAATTTCTAGAACTGTTGAACTTCTTTCGTATTCAAATTTTACTACTCTCATAATTTTATTTATTTAATTTGTGACATAAAAAAAGACCTCGCTTAAGAACTGAGTGAGGCAGTTCTTAAGGTTGGTCTTGTAAAGTTCTTTCAGTATATTAACCCCTTCACTGGTAAATACTTCTGCAAATATAAACCTTTATTTCATATATTTGTAAAATGATTATAAAATTATAACTTATCTTCTATTATTTTATACTCTTTCTCAAATTCTTTATCCTTTGGGTATTTAACTTTAAATCCTATCTCATCTATCAAGTGCTGTACTCTTCGGATTAGGATGGTCAGCTCTATTACTAGGGTGGCTTTACTCATTTTTTTTAAATTGAACTCTAAAACCTCCTTTGCCATCGTCTACAATTTTACCCAAAGTGTATCCATTATAATCTATAAACTCATCAGTAATATCTTTCCCGTTGTGTATTAACTTTTCTCCAGTCTCTTTTATTACATCAGAATTAATAGATCCCAACTTATTGTAGTCTACTCTAGGAGTACTATACCCTAGCACTTCCTTAACCCTCTCCTGCTCCGCCTTGTTTACACGGCTCTGGTAGTTCTTACCTCGTAGCTCTGGATTAGTCTGCTGTAGCCTACACGATGCTCTTACTATACTTGCTGCCTTGGTGAAGTTAGCAGCTATTAATATTGATTCCTTTAAGGTAAGCCCTTCATCCATAAACATTGATACTATTAAAAACTTTCTGTTATCTCTTAGGTCTAAATGCTCCGTCAGTAGTTGTTTTACTTTATCTATTGTTTTCATTGCTGGTATATCAAAAGAGTTTTTATTTTTTTTGTCTGTCAATTTGTAGATTTTATTTTCCTCCATATTTTTTATATAAAAAAAGACCTCCCCTAAGTAGTAGGTTAGGGCTACTGCTTAAAGTTGGTCTAGTAAGTTCTTATTTTTAACCCTCCTAACGGTTAATACTTCTGCAAATATAACTTTATTTTTGATATATTCGCAAAATGATAATAAAACTTTATAATCTGCCAAAAATTTCTTTGAATAAGTTTTATGCAGGGATGCACTGGACAAAGCGAAAGGAAATAAAGGATAACTATACTCAGATAGTAAAGAGCCAATGTAAAGAGGTGCTGCCAAAAGATAAAGTGTATTCCGTAGAATATCAATGCTACTTTAAATCAAGACCCTTAGACGCTTCTAATTGCGTGGCTATGGTTAAGATGATTGAAGATATAATCTTTGAAGATGACACGTATAAGATAGTAAAAGATATTAAGATAAGCAGCGAGAAAGCAAATCAAGATTTAGTAATTATAAAAATAAATGCAATTTAATTTGTTGGGTATTAAATAATTATACTATATTTGTGGTACAATAACAAAGAAACAAACCTTAAAATATACAAATTATGACAACTATATCAAACACAACAGGAAGTAAAAAAGTAAATATCTCAACAGATGGAACGGGAATGGTTAGAGCGTTTTATGTTCAAGTTTATAACGGACAAGAACAAGTTTTAGATAGCAAGTCTTATAAGTCTTTTAAAATGGCTGAAAAATGGGCAAACAAAAAATTAAATTAAGCGAAAGCGGATGGATTTACTGCTTCAAAAGAGGTGGTAAATTCGTTTTTTTAGATAGAAAAGATAAACTAATCAAGAGTTTTAATACTTACAATGAGGCTGTTGCGTTCGCAAATAGCAACATTGACTTAATTAATCAAAACCCAATCAAGAACTAATGAGAAAAAACATAGACATAAAAGAAAAAGATGTACAGCCTTTAAAAATATTGGCGGTTAAAGCAAATAAAGACTTAAAGAATTACATACAGGACGTATTGAGTTAGCACGTGTTTAAGGCAAAAAAATAATTGCGTACAATGTTAAATCTATGGGTAGTTTTTGCTCGAATTAAAATAAATAAATTATGAAGATATCAGAAAAAGTAATTGACATAATAAAAGGAATGGAAGGGATCGGCGGAGTACCAACAGACCAAGAGTTCTTAAATGAATTTGAATTTCGTTTAAAAGCACTAAAGCAAGGGCAAAAATTACCTATAGATAGTGTTAGCAACCAAAGGAAACTGTTAACTGCGTATGAGGTTTATAAACGTGGTGAAATTCCTGACGATAATTGGGATATTGACTTATTTTTAGGAATTGCAAAAAGCAGTTTATAGTTGCTACGTGAGTATAAGAGCCGTTTTTTCTATGGCTTTTATACAGTGTTAGGTGTAGTTTTATGCCTTTTTGCTGAGGTCAGAAATATGGTTAAAATATGAGTCCAACCTATCTCACAAAAATTCCACAGAGGTTTATTGATGCCCCTCTGTGGATATAAGTAATTGAATATTAATCAAATAAATAACTTAAAAATGAAAGAATTAGCACTAATACCTAACAAAGAAGGGTTTGAGTTTATTGCAGTTTTAAAAGATGGCAGTGAAATAAAAACAAAAGTATTAAAAGACAATAGCGGACTTCATCGTTTTGTTGAGTTCAACGATACGATAGGTTGGTTTCCTTTAAATTACTGCTAACGCCCGAATATGCACCCCGTACGCCTCAAGCGTATGGTGTATATTGGATGTTAAAAAAACAAAATAAAACATTGCGTATTAAAAAATTATACTATATTTGCATAACAATAACAAAGAAACAAAATGAAAAGATTACAAGACGTTTATTTATCGCAAGAAGCATTTGACAAAGACCTTGATGACTGCTTAACTATTACTGCTTACCCTAGTAAAAGAAAGCCTTATTATGTTTGTGAACATGTTTCACTAGCACTTTACAAAAGCAAAGTAAATATTTATATAAAATGAAACAAACTTTTAGGAATCAAACCATTAAAATACTCCGATACCTTATGCCAATAGAAGTATTGGGGATGTGGTACATAGACGAGCCGTTCTTTGCTGTGTTTTTTTTAGTAGTCGGGATAATAGCATTTGGAGCAAAATATGAATCTTAGTGTACACGAGAGTATTACTCTCAGAGCTTTGGTAAAGACAGAGCTTAACAAATCGAAAGCAAGAAAGGTAGAAATGTATGCAGACGCAGACGATAATTTTAGCTATGACTTGTACTGGGAGAATAGAATTAATGAATTAGAACGAATATTAGAAAAATTATGATAAACAAAATTAAAGACAAATTAGAGCTAAGGCTCGCTGAGTTAGAAGCTAAAGAGGAAACTATCGAGAATCTTCACCGTAGACTTGAGCTAATCAAAACACTACTAACTATTAATAAAATAGAGCAAGATAATGACATTTGAAAACAATGAACTATCACAGTACACTGCAAGAGCGTTGAAGCACTTGACTAGTGAAGCTGAAAGAAAATCAATAGCCAACAAGAGAGGCATAAGCATTCACACGCTTAACTCCGTACTTAACAGACAGCGGAAAATAACAGACGTAACTACTCGCCCTATATTAGATGTGACTCATTTAGCAATTTTAAACGCTAACAAAAGAGACACTAATCTAGCGGAGGTAAGAAGTTTACTCGCAGAAAAAGCAACTAAAATATGAAAGGATTATACAAAGAACTAGGGGGAGTAAAGAGTGGCAAAAGGTTTAAGCACGGACTAGTAAAGCATCCATTGTATTGTGTGTTTTACGGAATGAAAGCTAGGTGTTATAATAAGAACAACGAAGCATACAAAAACTACGGAGGTAGGGGGATAGACGTATGTGATGAATGGTTAAATAGTATCAAAGATTTTATAGATTGGGCTGAGTTTAACGGATACAAAGAAAATCTGCACATTGACCGAATTGACAACAACAATGGGTATAGTCCTACTAATTGTAGATTTGTCACTCCGCGAGATAATATTCTAAATAGAAGGAAGTTTAAAAACAACACTTCGGGGTTTGTGGGTGTCAGTAAGCTCGGTGGAAAATGGAGATGCAGGATTGATGTAAAAGGTAATACAATCAGTTTAGGTACTTACAATACCCCTCAACAAGCCTCAGCAGCTAGGGATGCGTACATTATTAAAAACAATTTAACTAAGTATAAAACACAAATACAATGAAAGAATTAACAACACCACTACCAATAGAAAGCATAGACTTTCGGGTACAATCAATTAACAAAGGCGGCTATGCTACTATATTAGCGTACAAAGATGCAAGGGTAGATATGCAGCAGCTAGATGACGCAGTAGGGGCTTTGTATTGGAAACGTGAGCATACTAGAGATAATAAAAACTGCATAGTATCAATATGGAGTGACGAGATAAAGCAGTGGGTCAGCAAAGAAGATACAGGCACGGAGAGCAACACGGAGCAAGCCAAAGGTTTAGCCTCTGATAGCTTTAAACGAGCGTGTTTTAACTGGGGTATAGGGCGTGAACTATATGACTATCCTATTATAAGCATTAAGCTATTAGATGACGAGATTAAAGATGGTAAGCCCACTTGGAACTTCAAACTAAAGCAGTGGAAATGGATAAGCGAATTTAAAGATGGTAAACTATTAGGGCTTGCAGCAAAGGATAATAATGGTAAGTTAAGATTTAAGTATGGTGAGTTCACCCCTAAGTAATGGATTCCACAGTATTAATAAAAATACTATTGTCAGACTTTAGAAATCTAGAGTCTGCCAGTAGTTTTGATATAATAAAAGTAGAGCCAAATGACTCCGAACTATTTGAGGGAGATGAGAAATACTCTGAGCTAATGAAAGCGTATAGGGTAGCGAGTAAAGAATTAAGAGACTATAAATTTAATAAAAGACATAATGACTGAACTAATTAACCAAGTAATAAACACCCCTGCCAATCATTGGTATGTACTATCAATAGGGATAATAACGGGGACTATAGTACCTTTGATTTATCTAGGTAGAGTGATAACCCAAAATAAACAATTAAAACAAAAATTAGGATTATGAACCCATACTTAATACCTGCAATGAAAACGCATACAATTAACAAGCAATTAAGCGACATAAGCAGGCCGGAGCAGATAGTCAATATTGTTAGTGCTTACTTTTGTGAAAATACACCTATGGGAATCAGATTCCCAAACATAGGTACAAAAGGGCTTAATCAATTAGTTAAGAGTACTACTCGCAAGCGTGAAATAGTAGAGACTAGATTTGCTATATGCTACTTTATAAAGTCTATGCTCAACACCCCTCTTGAAGCCATAGGTTTGCTACTAGGAGGACGTGACCATAGTAGTATTATACATGCAGTAAATACTTATGAAAATGATGCCCAAACAAGTTCAATTAACTTTAAAAGACACGAAGATTTATGCGAGCTTTTAGCCGTAGATAATGACATAGAACAAATAAAAAGAAGCAGATAATGGAAGCAAATTTAAAATTTAACCTAAACACGGTAGCAGACGAACTAAGATACTATCAATGTGCAAACTCTGAAAGTATGGCATTAGCACTCCAC